CCAAGGGACAGAGTATGCCAGTGTGGGAATTATTTACACAGATTTTAGTGACAAAGAAAAAACGGACGGCTCTGACATTTTGGAAACAGATCAGAAAGGAATGATTCCACAAATCAGTTTGACCCCCACACCGGATGTTGGAGACAGAGTGCATAAGTCAGCGACGGAACATTACCATGTAATGAATAGAGAAATTGATCCAGCCGACGCTCTGTGGATATTGCATTTAAGGCGAGTGGCAGTTAGAGAGATTCATACTCCTTAGGAGGTCACATGGCTAAGGGTGTTGTTCGTTTTAACAGAGACTTGGAAAAGTTTGCCAAAAAGATTGATGTGGAAGTTGGTATTGCTGTTAGAAAGATTGCTTTAGATTTGTATTCAAGAATCACAAGAAAAACGCCAGTGAAAACAGGACGTGCCAGAGCATCATGGAATATTAATGCAGGCAAAGTGGATCCGTCAGTGTTCCCAGAAGGACAAGCAGCAGACAAAGCAGCAGGTGCCAGAAAGCATCGACAATTTAAAATGCCACATCCGTTTGCTAAAGTTTTCATCACTAACAATTTGCCATATATTAAAGCTTTAGAAAAAGGACACAGTAAGAAACAAGCCCCGTTAGGGATGGTAAAATTATCTTTGATTGAATTAAAAACTTTTTTGGATGGGGTACTTAAAAAATGAGCCGCAAAGAAGTCCAAAAAGAATTGGAAAAAGAGTTCATTAATAAATGGAAGGATCAAGCTAGGATTGCTTATCAAAATCAGGACCTTAAAGTTAACAAGGAAGTTAAGCCGGAGGAAGCATTAAGTCCTTGGGTACGTTTTTCAGTGTTAATGGGAGCGGGTGAGCAAGTTGCAATGGGTTCTGCCGCTGTCCAATACAGATACGTTGGTGTTATCGCTGTACAAGTATTTACTGCCGAGGGAACAGGAGCGCAAACTAACAGGGACATCTGTGATGATGTCGCAGATATCTTTAGATCGAAACAGATAGACAGCCAAAACATTTCTTGCCAAACGCCTGACATAGTAGAAGTTGGCACAGACGGAGGGTGGTGGCAAGTGAACGTGGAAATCCCATTTTATTGGGACGAATTTACTAACCCTTAATGGGAGATAACTAATGTCCGATTCAAGTCGAGTCCAATTTTACGAACTGGAAGAAACAGTTTTTGGTGTAACTGATGCCTCACCCCTTAATGAATTACGCTTTACTGGTGAATCTTTAGGGCATGATTTAAACACAGTTGAATCGGAAGAGATCCGAGACGACCGCCAAGTCACCGACATCATAACAGTTGGGCAAGAGGAAACAGGAGACATCAATTTTGAACTGTCTTATGGAAGTTATGACAATCTATTGCCGGGTGCTTTGTACTCGGGAGATTGGCCCACGGAGTTAACTGTCACAGCATCCGATATATCCGCGGCTTTGGCTGACAATTCTTTTAACTCTGCTGCCGCTGCAATGCCTGCTTTTGTTCCGGGACAATGGGTAGAGGTTCGTGGATTCACGGATGCGGCAGGTGAATTGAACGGGTACCATCAAGTTGTTTCAAGAACAACTGCCAAGTTGATTGTCACTACTTCTATCACCGCAGACGAAGCCGCCTCCAATTCGATAACGATAAAAGGAACAATGATTCGGAATGGTGTAACGAGAAAGACATACACACTGGAAAAACACTTTGCAGACATTACCCAATTCCAATCTTTCACGGGCAGCACCATTGGAACGATGTCGTTAGATGTTTCTTCCAATTCAGTTCTAAAAGGTGCTTTTGGTATTACTGGCATAGCTTCTGCATTAACACAAGCAACGGTTGGAACAGGAGCGGCTGTTGCTGCTAACACTAACGCTGTTATGAATGCTTCAAGTAATGTTGGAACATTGAGAGAAGGTGGAGCTGCTTTAACAGCAACTACTTTTATCCAGTCGTTATCAATTGCACTGGATAACAAACTGCGTCCATTGGATGCTGTTAGTAGTATCGCACATATAGACATTGGTGCAGGAACGTTGAATATCACTGGAACTATGAAAGTGTATTTCAAGACCAATGCTTTGTTTGATAAGTATCTTGCCGGAACTGAAACGTCGCTGTCCTTTAGTGTGGAAGATGCTGCCGGGAATGCTTACATAATCTCGATACCCGCGCTCAAGTTTACTGATGGAAACATAGTAGCAGGATCGAAAGATACCGACGTCCTTGCTGATATGACATGGCAAGCAAAACGACACATAACACAAGATAACATGATTCAGGTTGACCGTTTTGCTGCTTAATTAAAACTGTTAGAGAGAGGGAGAGGGAGAATGGATTTACTAGCATCATATGGGTCCAATTTGGAAAAAGCACACGAAGGAGTTTGGATTCCACTGCCTGATACAGGTGATAAAAAACCGGGGAGCATTCGTGTTGCTCGGATGTGGAATCCGAGGTTTAAGGAAGCATTTCGAAAAGGGACAAACGTTGCCAAAGCTACGACTGGATCCAAAGCTTTAGATGAAGACGATTTGGACGCCATCACTGTGAAGTGCTTGGCGGAAACAATTTTGATTGATTGGAAAGGAATAAGAGTTGATGGCAAAGTTTTTAAATACTCTGTTGACAATGCCATTAAGCTTCTTTCAGATCCTCGGCTGTTGGACTTTCGTGAAAAGGTGGTTGGCGAAGCAAGTAACTTCCAAAACTATCGTTTGCATTCGCTGGAGGAAACCACGGGAAAATCCTAAGCTTCCTCGATTGGCATATGGAATGGGGGGAGCATTTACAAATGTTAGAAGATGCAGAGGCGGAGGGATTTGATCCAGTCGCTTTGCAAGAAAGACCAGTTTTGGATCAAGTTCAGGAAGATATTTTGGAAGCTTTTCTTTTCCTCAGCCAGAGGAGACCTCCAGCTAGTGGATTTGGACCGCCCGGGGCAATCCCTTTACCAGAAATCGAAAGCTATTGCCGTGTATATGAGATTGAAGATGTCCAAGAGTTTATGGATTTAATTGCTACTACGGATATTAAGTTTCTGAATTTGTTACACAGAGATTGAATGGGTTAAAATATGGCTACTGACATTGCCAAACTAGGAGTAGAAGTTGACCCAACGGGAGCCACTCGTGGGACGGCTGTTGTAAAAAGGGCTCTCAGTTCTATGGGGGCTCGTGCGAAAAAAGAAACAGCTAACGTGGGCGCAAGTTTTAAAAGGCTAAAGAAACAGCTTTTTTCTGTTAAGTCAGCGGTTGCTGGTGTTTTCACTGGGTTTGCTATTAGAGGAGTGGTTAGTAAAACCAGAGCTTTCGGACAAGCAATTGCAGACTTGAAAGCTATCACAGGTGCCACTGGTGAAGATTTGCAGTTCCTTTCTGATGCTGCATTAGAAATGGGATCAACGACAACGTTAGCAGCCACAGAAGCAGCCGAAGCAATCAAGTTGATAGCATCTGCCAAGCCAGATCTGTTGGAATCTGTTGAAGCTCTTGCCGCTGTTACAGAGGAGGTGATTACTCTCTCAGAAGCTTCCGGAGTATTGCTACCTGACGCTGCAAAAACTCTAGGACTAGCTCTAAATCAATTTGGTGCAGACGCTTCTGAGGCTGGGCGCTTTGTCAACGTTTTAGCTGCTGGTGCAAAATTTGGGTCCTCAGAAGTAGCAGAAACAGGACAAGCAATTGAGAAAGCTGGTGTGGTTGCGAAACTGGCTGGAATATCCTTTGAAGAATTAAATGCCATGATTCAAATCCTGGCGGCTAACGGTATTAAGGGAGCGATTGCAGGAACACAATTAAGAGGAGTGTTGCTATCACTTGGTGAGGAAGGTGCAGCAGTCAATCCTAAATTTGTCGGCATAAATAAAGCGTTATCATCCTTTAGCAGTATTGTGGATGATTCACAAGCAGCCGTAAGAATATTTGGGCGAGAGAACATTACCGCTGCCTCAATATTAGCAAAAACAACTGGCACGCTTGATACTTTAACAAAGAAGATGACCGGCACTTCCATAGCTTATGAACAGCAACATACTAGAACAGAAACACTTGATGGAGATATCAAAGAGTTAGGTTCACGATATGAAAAACTATTAATCATTTTGGGAGATTCTAACCAGAAAACTATTCGCGCAACTGTGCAGGGCATGAGTGATTTGGTTACCGAAGTAACTGAGTTGGCAGAGCAAGCGGATATCATATCCGCCGCGTTTGGTACCACTATCCCAATATCAGTTGTTAGAACTATATCCGCTTTGGATAAGTTGAGAGCATCTGGGAAAATAAAGCTGTTTGGAATTGGTGAGAGTGGAGAAGATACAAGAGCAGAATTGGAACGTCAGCTTGCACTCATTGAAAGAGATAGAATCCGAGCGGAAAAAATAATCACAGATCGGCGCAAAAAAGATTTGTTTGGTGATGATGATAAACCTGGTGATAAGGATTTGGATCCTTTTATCCCAAAAGTTCCCACTGTTCCAGAACTTTTGCTAAGACCTGCTGACACATCAAAAACTGTGGATAGTTTTGCTGAAAAGTTGGGCGCGGATATGGATGCGTTTATTGCAAAACAGGCAGTTTTTTTGGAACAAGGAGAGAATTTGGAGGAAAGTTTGTTTACTCCTTTGCAACAATATAATGCTGAGGTTGCCAAGTATAACGAGCTTCGACTTGCTGGGGCCATTTCGGAGGAGCTGTTTGCTTCTGCGGTATCAGCATCAAATGCACAATTGATAGAACAACAAAAAGAAGCTGCCGAGGTAAACGACACTGCAAAAGAATTAGGGCAGACATTCACTTCTGCTTTTGAGGATGCTGTGATAGCTGGGAAAAACTTTTCTGATGTGATTGATAGCTTGATACAAGACTTGGCAAGACTTGCAATCCGAAAGCTTCTAACAGATCAGATATTTGGAGCTGTCTCAGGATTTTTTGATGGGCTTGGAGGGGGTACTCCTGCCGCTGAACCAGTCGGGACTGGAACAGTTTTAAAGCTTGCACATGGAGGATCCTTTACTGTTGGTGGGAAAGGAGGTGTTGATCAAAACTTGGTACAGTTTCAAGCTAGCCGTGGAGAAAGAGTGACAGTAACGACTCCAGAACAGCAAGCAGAAGGCAGTGGAATTGTTATGAATAATAATTATGATTTTTCTGGCAGAGACCTTCAAGATACAACAGTTTTGAAAGCAGAGTTGGATCGGAGAGATATGTTGTTGCAAACTAATATTTTTAATCTGATAAGAAGGAAACGTACAGCATGACCACTTATGCTTTTCCCTCAATAATTCCTTCTCGGATAGCTTGGCAAATTGTTTCGAATACGAAAAGCTTTCCTAGCCCGCTAGGTAGGACTGTGCAGACAGCCGCTAGGAATGGAACAGGTTGGGTTGTGTCAATGTCTTTTATGAATCTTCAAGGAGATAACCGACAGATCCTACAAGGATTTCTTGCACAGTTAAATGGACAAGAGCATCGATTTACATTACATGACCATGGTTATGTAGCAAGAGGAACACTTGCAGGAACACCTTTGATAAAAGGTGTTGATCAAATTAACAGCCATTTGATTGACACTGATGGATGGGATAACAATGAGCTTGTGTTGAAACAAGGAGACCAGATTGAGATTGGTGGAGAGTTAAAAATGGTCACTGCGGATGTGACTTCTCATGGTTCTGGAGGAACAACACAAATACCGATAAATCCAGAAGTCCATAATGCATTGTCTGACGACTCCGCCATAGTCGTTTCAGAACCTAAAGGGATATTCATGTTGGCAGATGTTGCACAAGGATGGGACACAACTCG